GCGCCGTTGAACGACGTCGGCTACAGCCCAATAGCTTCTACCCACTAGATCAGCTATCTGCTTGTGAGACTTACCGCTAGCGCTTAACTCTCTAATCGCTTTGGCTTCGTCCTCGCTCATTGCATTCTTCCCGGCGCGCATCGCTTCCGCCGCCTTCTTCACTCTTTCAGCAGAGTATTTGCCGTACTTAAAGCCCGTCTTAGCCGAGCTAATACGACTCTTTGTCTCGTCGCTATGGCGGCATCCAGTGAAGTTTTTGGTGCGCCTTGCCGCGTCTGCCATTTTTGCTTTCGCTTCATCGCTCATCTTCAACCCAAGCTGCGATGATGCATTTGGCCTGGAGTTGAATGCCGGCTTCATCGTGTCGATGTAATGCTGCTCGAGGATCAGCAATTCCTTACGCTCACATAGCTCCACGACGCGGAACAGGAAGCAGCTTTCACCGTGCTTGTCCCAGGCGCGCTGAAGATGGCGACTGTGGTGCCTTCCCGCCGTTAGCTGTGTGTAGTGAAGGCGCCAACGCTTTTCCATCTTGATGGCGCTACCTATGTAGCACCGCCCATTAGCCTTGCACCGAATCTCATAGATACCCGACGCAACACTGACTGGGAGCCTTCCATACTCAGAGACTTCTGACCCTTCGTGCGAATACGACACTGGTAGCTGTTTTTTTAATAACTCAAGGTTTTCGATTCGGTCATCGCTGTTGTCTCCATTCTTGTGGCGCAGAATTCCAGACGGCAGAGAGCCGTAGTGGTGCGCCCAGACTAGGTGCGCCGTCATTCTGTTTCGCCCGGCCAAGTAGGCCCTGCGGTGCCCCGTCTCGGGGTCTATCGACCCAACCTCTACGCCAACTTTCGCCCCGCGCCCTCGGGCCACCCTTACAAGTCGGCCCGTTTCGGCTTGATATTCAAACTTGGCCCTAACCTCTTCCGCTAATTCCGTGCTCTTGGCGATCAATTCCAATTGCTCCTAGCTTCGGCACATGTCACTATATTATCACTATAAACAGTGACAAGGAATCACTACATGAAAGACTTTCGATCGCAATTTAGGCTCCCCATTGAGCTAGCCGAGAAGCTGAAAAACTCTGCCGAGCAGAATCGGCGGTCGCTGAATGCCGAGATCGTCAACCGGCTAGAGCGCTCGTATGAGGATGACGCCGAGCAGCTCGACCGCATCGAATCCGGCGTTAAGAAGCTTTTATCCAGGCAATAAAAAACCCGCCGAAGCGGGTTTCGTTATATCTATTGATTACCGGCCAAATTTAATAAGCCGACTGATCGCTCTTGGCGTGCAGTCCAGCGACAAGGTCCTTCCGTCCGAAAATTTCACATCAGCGATGTTCTTCTTGGTTGAGTAAAAGGATCCGGCGATGGCCAAAACCACCCCGCCAATAGCGCCTATTACGCCCAAAAAAGCCATTCCGAGAGCACCAAATAGCAAGATCCCAACAACAGCACCGATCACGCCAAACTTTCGCTCAGCGTCTACCCGAACATCTATTGCGTCGATCTCGCGCCCTTCGTACTGCCCCTTTTTCACAGAGTCGACCACGAGCGAATCGCCAGAGAAGTAGGCGCTACCATTCAGGCCAAAAGAGCCGCCGATGATCTTCATGATTTCCTCCGTGAGCTATTAGAGAAAATATAGCATGGATTAAGACCACCTCTCCATCGCCTCATCAAGCGACACGACGGGCTGGTCGTGGTGTGGAGCAAAATCCCACATCTGGGCCGGCTGTGTGTCTTTTCCGCGGTGCGCGTTGACGTACAGCGATGCCAGCAGAGCCGTGCCACGCTCTACCCTCATGCCGACATTCAGCGAGCCACGCTTTGCCCGGTATTTCAGCCAGGACAGGAATTCCGGATAGCTGATCCGCTCCCGAGCTTCGGCAATGGTCCTGCCGCCTACCCCGGACAGGACCAGTTCATGCCAAACCTCTTCTTCGGCGGTCAGCTCTTCTTCTTTTTTCCGCCGAAGGTCACTTCGTTGATCGCCATCATGAGCGCGCTGGACAGAGAAAGCCCCAGCGGGCCCCGCTCCGGATCTGCCTCGCCGGTAATGTCCTCGACCGTGAAGACGGCGGAGCCGTCCTCATTGCGGATGTGATCGGCGATTCGCTTGGCGCTGGTGGCCTCGCCTGCCTTTACATCCTCAACAGCCTTGTAGGACAGCGGGCGGATGAAAACTTCCGCCTCGAAGTCCTCGCCGTTCTGGCTCCAGCTGACAGTACGCTTCACCAGGTCACCGGAGAACGCGCCGGCCTTCTTCAGCGTCTCTATGCTCAGCTTCATACTTTCGGAATCCAGGCAGAGCCGCCGCTACGCTGGATCGTCGCAGCAGTGGTAACGACGGAGTTGGCAGCAAAGTCCATCGGGAAGTCGCTCACATAGCCTTGGAAGGTGAACCAGGTGCGCGATGGCGGAAGCGTTACCTCGTCAGCAACTACTGTAGGGGCTGCGGTGCCATCCGACCAGCCGACGTACCAATCGATGGTCTCGACAGTGTCGTCCTCGCTCAGCTCGTGAAGGCGAATATGAGATGCATTGCGCGGGTCGGCATTAACGGTCAGCGATGCCTGGCCAGGGGTCCGCAGGCCGCGCTTGTAGGTGCGGATGCTGGACTCAAGGCAGGTATCCTCGATCTGATCAGCGGGAGCGCCGCCCGGGTTGAATGCTGTTGCGCACTCGACCGCTACGATGCTGCCATCAGCCGGGTCTTTGAAGTAGATCTGCGTGCCTTGGGAAAGGATGCTCATTTTGTTTCCTCAGTACGGGTTTTCAGGCAATAAAAAACCCGCACTAGGCGGGTTGTTAGGAGTGGCTCGGTTTAGCGTGGCGTCAGCCAGTCGACGTCGAATGACAGCCGATAGTTATTCGTGTCTTTGTCTCGTGATTCGCCGCCCCAGCGCACGACATGCGCCTTCAACTCAATGGCATCACGCAGCGCAGCGCCTACCGATCTGGCGGAACTGCCTGTTGCTGCATATACGTCGACCTGAAGCGTGAACCCGTCCATGTCAGGGCGACCTGCCAGGTAGTTCTCTGGCGATCCAGCGACGAGCTGCCAGACGGCATAGGGAAGCGTTACGCCCTCTGGAGCCTCCCCGAATGGGTAGAGCCGAACGGGGCCTGATCCCAGCAAAGCGGTGACGCCTGGGTCAGCAGCGGCGACCTGAAAGATTGGCGGGAACATACAAACTCCGGGCAATAAAAAACCCGCCGAAGCGGGCCTTAGATATCTGTGGTGGCTTACTCGCCGCCGAGCCTGACTTCGCAGCCAACATAGATGCCGGTCGGGTACTGCTGGCTAATGTCCTGCTGCTCTACGGTGTTCACATAGACGCTCGTCGGAGTGTCGCCGAACTCTGCCTCGATCTCATCAAAGGCATCGCGCATGTGCCGATCAATGATCGCCTGCATTGCCTGCTTTGTGTCGCGGTATTCGGTGATGGTCTTTGCGACGGACATGGCTGCTGCCTCTGATGCTGGTCGGTGACTCATGATATCAGCAACGAACTCATCAATTGACGGAAACATTTATCCACCCTTTGCGGCCTTCTTGGCGGCCCGTTTGATAGCGCGGTCGATGGCCTTTTCGTATTGGGAAAGGAATTCATTCGTGACGGCGCTGATGTTGTCCGCCAAGGCGCTGCGCATGAATGGCCGTGCCTGCATCTTCTCAGTGCCGAACTCGAGCAAGCGCCAGTGCGGTGTTGGCGAGTTCGCCGACAGGTCACCGCCGTTACGCAGCACTGCGCCATGCAGAATGCCAACTCGGAACCCAAGGTCACCCGTTCGCTTGAAAAGACGCCCGTTCCAACGGATTGCGACGTTATCGGCGATGGAGCGCCCGGTTGCTGAGTCATCGACCCGCCGCGCGCCATCCTTCGCCTTCTCCGCCACAATCTGCGCCGCCTTGCGAAGAGCCGTCCTTCCGCCCTTTCGCTTCACGTCATAGCTGACCGATTCCAGCTTGCCGAGCAGCGAATCGAGGCCCGTTATGCTGAATTCGACGGTATCAGCCATCTTTAACGCCCTCGCTGACAGGAATCGTCAGGTACTCCAGGCCTGATTTAGCGTCTGGCAGCACACCCTGCATCGCGTAAACCTTGCCGCGGTGCAAAATCCGCATCGTCGGCAAGATGCCTTCGCGGTAGCGAATGACGATTCGAGCTGTGATTTCCGACTGATTCGCCTGCGCGGCGATGAAATCACGGGCAGATAAGGGCTCGATCGAGGCCCATGCTGACGTGAAATCGGTCCAGCCAGGCAGCATTTCACCAGTAACAGGGTCTTGCACGAGGCCGGGCGCCTGGAACTTCACACGGTGACGCAACTTGCCGGCTTTGATAGCCATGTCGCCTCCTATGCCAGCGCCGGGTCTCGCAACGGATAAAGCAGAGCGGTTACCGGCCTCGGCAAATAGCCCTGCTGGTACTCGCCGCCCTCGTCGCCGTCTCGGTCCTTGTACAGGTATCCGATCAGCAGAAGCGTCGCGGCTTTAACTTCGAACGGAACGGCCGACTCGATAATCACACCAGCCTCATCGATGAAGGCCGGCGATTTCAGGTAGTTGATGACTGCCCCGCTCGCCGCGTGAATCTTGATGGTGAGGTCTGCGTCATCGTCCGCGCTATCGCTGCGCAGATGGTCGCGGGCCTCGTCTAGCGTGACGAGCATCATCAGGTTTTGCTCCCATCGAATCCGAGCTGGGTCAGGTCTCGGCCTGGACGGCCCTCAGCGCCGCGTTCTCCGCGCTCGCCGGCCTGACCATCGCGCCCGTCCCGGCCCTTCTTAACCGCAAGTCGCCATTCATCACTCTCGCCAGGCTTTCCTTTCGGCGCGTCCTTCTTGGCGATCCAGAGGCTGCCGCCATATGTGACTGCATCGCCACGCTGATGCTTCTCGTCGTGGCGGTATACGCCTCTGTCGATCACGACCGGCATAGCAACATCGAAGCGCTTCACAATTTCTCCGCGGGTGAATACCAGGCTGATTGTGCGCTCACCGTCATACTCAACACCTAGATCATCGAACCCGAGGCCGTCTGCACCGTCCTTTCCATCTTTCCCGGGTGCGCCAGGCAAGCCGTCCTTGCCATCTTCACCATCACGGCCAGGGATTCCCGGCTGACCATCACGACCATCGCGACCAGGCGCTCCGTCCTTAGCTTTCGGGATAGCGGCAACCGCCTTTGCCACTTCTTCCGCAACAATCGGCCGCACGTCTTCTGGTGTCAGGCTTTTCCCAGGCTGTCCGTCTGCTCCGTCCTTAGGTGCAGGCACGCGCGCAATGACTTCGCGGACGATCTGGTCTAGGTCGACCTCTGCATCTTTCCCATCTTTTGCAGGTGGCAGGCTGGCAACGGCCTCCTTCACTGCATCTTCAATGCTGGGAAGCTCGCCTAGCGCGCGCTCCACAGCATCGATACGGGACGACAATGCTGACACGGCTTTGTCGATCAGACCGCGCAGCACCGGCGCCAGGGCCTTTGCCTGCGCCTCAAGCGCTCGGATGTTCAATGGTCAGCTCCTTTTGCATGAGCAGGGCAAACAGGCGCGCCTGATCTTCGATTTCGTCGTCATCTGGTTCGGTCTGCGCTTCTGGCTGCGGCTCATTGAACGGATCAGCCTGCGCGTCGCGTCTGGCCAGCGCCGCCAGGGAGTAATTCTGCTGCTGGATCAGTGGCGAGTCGCCACCCTCTACCGGAGCGAGGTCTACGCGGCGCCTGGCCTCATTCGGGGCCATCCACCCGCCGCCAACGCCCTCGTTGTTCGACTTGTACAGTGCAGTCGTATCCATTCGCAGCAGTGACGCCAGGTCGAAATCGGTGCCGTATGGCGCCGGCAACTCCAAGCCTTCATCCAGGCAAAGCTCGATAGCCTCGACCAGCGATTGCAGGCAGTCGGAGTAATAGATCTGGTTGAGAATTTCGGCGTTGTTGTAAGTCGGAGTCGCGACTCCAACCTTGTACGCCGGCACGTGGAAGACCGAACAGACGGTCTCCGCAGACCAGCGCAGTTGCTCGACCAGTTGGGAGTCGGTGGCTGTCATCGCCATCGCTTCGTATTTCAGACCATCGCCGAGGACGGCGACCTTGCCCGAATTCTCGCCGCTGTAGTTGGCGTCCCAGTGCGCTTTCAGACGCTTGGCCGTGTCATCACTGATCGCCCCGGGCGCGGTCAGAACACCGCCCGGCTTGCTGCCGTTCTGGAAGAAGTGCGTAGAGTTGTTCTGGATCGCACTTCCCTGCATCGCAGCCAGCCCGCAGGCGTAGATCGGTGAGATACCAACCAGGGGATGAAAAAGACAATTCATCCGGTCGTGAATGATCTCGCGCGCTGGGACAATCACATCCTCCGTCACCCCTGACAAGCTGTCGACCTTAAGCTGGTAGAACACGTCGCCCTCATCGGAAACCAGAGGCGTTACGCGGCGAGGGTCGAGAATATAGAGCCGAGTCACCACGCCTCGCGCGTCACGCACCTTTAGCGCATACGTGTTTCCGTGAGTCAGCTTCGAGGTCACCCAGCCCTCATAGAACTGGATGCGGTTCTGGAAATGATTGGGGCGACGCAGCACGGGAGAAAATGCCCCGCTTTCTGCCTCTACCCAGATGCCACTTTCGGCCAGCTTAACCAGGCGAACGCGCATCTTTGCAATGTCCGAGGCGATCAGCGTGATGCAGGCGAATACCGTCGAAAAGGCCAGTACCGTATCGGTTTTGATCTCGACGTTCTGTTGCCACGCACCAGCGAACGACTCGCGGATAATTCCTAGCCAGCTGCCGCGATTGTCAGCCGGGCGCAGGTCTTTGTTCTCCCGCTTGCGGCCAAATAGTGGAAATTTCATCGCGGCTCCCGGTTCACTCTGCCGTCATGTCGCGGCGTTTGTAGGTGCGCTTTTTAGGCGCTTCCTCTTTCTGCTCGGGCTCAGCCTCGGGCATGGGATCAACCGCCAAGCATGCGCGGTTGATGGCAATCAGGATCTTGGCGTCCTTCTCGGTCGCCTCGAATTCTTTGCCGGCGAGAACTTGTCGCCCGGCGTACCTCAGTTCTTTTTTCGCAGTCAGTCGCATTGCGGCCTCCGGCTAAAGGGCCGGGTTTCCCCGGCCCCGTAGTGTTACGCCACGTAGTTGGCGCTGTTGATGTACCCAACAGCCTGCAGGCGGCGGCGCTTCCAGTTGATGAAGCGCTCGGCACGCAGGGCAACCATGTTGTTCTGCCAGAGGCTGACCAGAGACTGAGCGCCAGCGGCCGGAGCGTTATCCATCTGCAGCGATGCCTCGCGGCTCACATCGATGGTCACGCCGCCGTCGTCGGCGAGCAGGATCTCGGACGCCTTGGCCAGGATGATGCGCTCACCAGCCGGGATGGCAGGCGGGCCAGCAACCTCTGCCTGACGCGGGATGTTCTCGGACACGACGACCGGCAGGCCGAAGAAGGTGCCGCCGTTCATGTCGATGCCAGGGAACTCTGGCTGGCCGAGTGCGTTCTGCATCATGCCGATGGTCATTGCCATGGTCGGGGTCATGATCCAGACCGAGCCGGCCGGGGTCATGTTCTCAGCCAGGAAGGCCGCGTACAGCGCGCGCACGTCAGCTTTCAGGGCGTCGGCGGTGGTGCCACTGGCCTGAATCGGGGTTACACCGTTGGTGATCGACGCCGGGGAAACGTCGGCAACTTCAGCCTTGGCCGGGTCGACGAAATCACGATCCAGGAACTGGGTCATGGAGGCGATCAGGTCGCCTTGAACGATGGCCTCGGCACTCGGGTTACTGAAGCGCACCAGCTCGTCGGTCAGTACGACGATACCCGCGGCCTTGGTAAAGCGCAGGGTGGTCGTATCGAATGCCAGCGCGGAAACCGGCTTCGGCGCACCTTCACCAACCCAGTTCACGCTGGAACCGGAGGTCTGGCCAGGCATCTTGATGTTGAACGGCACGCGACGCAGGCCCTGGATGCGACCGATGATGGTCTGCGGGCGCAGCAGCTCGATGAACTCGGACGCCATGTTCTGGTACTCGACCAGCGGACCAGCCCATGCCGGGTCGGTCGTGGTGCCAGCAGCGACGGCCGCCTTCAGCACGGTAGCCACTTCCGGGGTGGAGTCTTCCCAGCCCTTGGCGATCTCTTGGGCCTGCATCAGGTTGCCCTTAGAGCGCGCCAGCGCGATGGCGTAGCGGGTGAACGCAGTACCCTTTGGCAGATTGCGCTCAACGCGGATAACGGCGTTGTCGCGGAAGTCTGCGCCTTTGGCGAAGCTGTTGACCTTATCGGCTTCGACCGGCTTGGCCTTCGATGCCTGGGCTTTTTCCAGGTCGCGCAGACGAACCAGATGGCCATCTACCGATTTGACTTCAGCCTGCAGGCCGTCGTACTCCTCGGACTCAGCCTCATCAAGGGTGCGACCCTCATCGGCGGCCTTAGCCATGATTTCTTCGAGACGGGCAGCCTTGGCAGCACGCGAGGCCTCGAAGGATTTGATTTGCTCAGAAATTTGCATGTGTCGGCCCTCCTGGGGCTTCGGAGTTGCGATTGATTTGCCGTGTTTTGCCGAAGCGCCGGCAGGGTTTTCCAGTCCATCCACGCCCTTCTGCTCGCGGCCTGACGCGGCCCGCAAATCGGCGTCAATTGACTTGATAGCGGTGATCGTTGCCTCGGCGTTTGCCGGGATCGTCACCAAGGAAAGCTCTAGCCACTCCCACTGCTTGAAGCGCAGACCACCGCTCTTCAGCCGCTCGACCTGCTCCGGAATGGCCTGGAACCCAATAGAGACCGCGGCCACAAGCCCGGCCTTTACCGACTGCCAAGCTTCATCAACCCGATCCTTCAAGGCGCCCGGCTCGGTGATCTCGGGAAGGCGCGCCTCGAACGGGATTCCGTCCTTATTGGGCTGCGCGAACTCGACCAGGCCGACAGGCTTGTCGTGCTGGTGTTGCCATAACAGCGGCATTGGTGTTTTGAATTTGGCGCCAAGCGGCTCAACCACATCGCCCATGCGGTCAGGCGACGGCGTGGACGCGATGCCGCGAATCACTCGCTTCTCATCATCCACGGCCTTGACCGACAGAACGCTATAGGCTCTGTTCATTCTCGGTACTCCAGAAAGGGAAAACCCCGCGATGGCGGGGCTCATTGGTTGCGTGATCTTCAGACGAAGAACATTTGGAACTTCTTGGTCGCCGCTGGAGGATTTGTCGCCATCAGCGATACAGCGTTAAACAAGGCCATCAGCGGGTCGATCTTTGCCGAGCCACTGGCCTGCTTCGTAATAAGGATTGCGTTGCCCTTTGGCTCTACCCTGGCGTTGCTACAGCACCAGCGCATCATCGGCTGGTCGGCAACTAGAAGCACTCCTTCGGCCAGCTTGCGCTCAGCGGTTTTGATTGCTCCCCCAAGGCGCCAGCCTTGGCTAACCCCGACCAGTTTTTCCTGATCGACCTCGCGCACAGCTATGGCCTCTTGGATTGCTCCGATGCCGGCAGGGTCAAGCCCAACCTGATGCAGCAAGCCAGCCGCCTCGACCTGCTCCACGATGTCAGCAACCTCATCCACGTCGTCGCCAATGCGCTTTACCAGAACAAGCTCGCCAGCGCGTGCGTAGTCGTGCAAGTTCGCAGCAATGTCCTTGCGGCGCTCCAGAACAGACGGATGCGCCCAGGCGCGGCACCAAACCAGCCATTCGCGGGTTTCTGCATCCCGCCCAATCACGGCAAGGCCGAGCAAGTCATCCAGTCCGCCGCCGTCAATTCCGACAGTCACGACCTCGCTTCGCTCTAGGATGTATTCGAGGGTAATGGCCTTTCGCGTCTGTGCTTCCCAGAACTCTGCGCCGGCCCATCGGTTGCTCAGCAAGGCGAGGCCGATTTCGACGTTGAGGAATTTGGAGAGGAAGCCTCGCACCGACTCTTCGCCTGATTCTTCGGACTTGGCCAGTTCGCGCTCTAGATACTCGCGATCCACCGAGTAACCCAGGTTCGGGTTCACGATGTGGAAGTTTTCCGGCTTGCGATGCTCGCCTGCATCAATCATGCGCTGCGGGAATTCGTAGATCACCGGCAGGAAACGCTTGTCATCAATCCGGCCGTCGCGAACCCCTCTGGCGTACTGCAGTTTCTGCAGGAACACGCCAGCAGGCGGTTTATCCGACTGAGTTGTCAGATAGATGATGCAGCCCTCTGGCCGTGACGCAAGACCGCCAGTTGCCTCTCGAAGCATGTTCTCGGCGTTGTTGTTGCTGCCGAACAGGTGGATCTCGTCAACCAGAATGAAGCTGGCCTTCTTGCCGCCAACCGTGTTTGAGTCGGCGGCAACGACCTTGAGCGTGGCGCCTGTTTCGCGATGAGTGATCGTGCGAATGTGCTCTTGAACGTGCAGCAGATCGGCAAGCTCGTCGTCGTTCTTGACCATATCGCGCGCCGGGGCAAAAGCGTTCTGTGCTACCTCGATAGTAGGGGCCAGAACGATCAGCTCAGCCGACTGACGCCAGTTGCGAATCAGCAGCGTCAGCATGATCGCCGCCGCGATGGTCGATTTCGAGTTCTTTTTCGGGATGACGAGCGCGAACTCTTTGATCTCGCGCCGGCCGGTGTCTGGGTTGTAGGCGCCGAACACGGCACCGGCAAAATCAGAAACCCAAGGCGCGCACGCCTCACCGATAGTCGGGCTGCCAGGCGCGTCAACGATCCGAAGCTGACGCATAACCTCTAGGCCCGCTTGCGCCTCATCAGGAAACAGCGGCGCTATCGGCACCAGTGACCGGCCGGAAACTATCCGCTGCTCCCAGTCTAGGCAGGCAGTGGACCATTCCATTCAAATCACCTTGTATTGTCGACTGCGAGTCGCGGAGGGGCGCTCTGTCCGAATCTGCCGGCGGATGCCTTCTTTGCGGCGTCGGCTTTTTGGTCTTTCTTGCCCAGCTCACCTGGCTTCGTCACGGTGAACGCGGCCAGCGCCTTGGCAGCATCGAGGCGAAGTTTCGGCTCAGCCTCTAGGTCATTCATCATGAGGCGGAAGAATTCGAGCGGATCGCCAGCTTGCGCCGGTATGTGCGGATCTGGGTCTATCTGCGGCTCGTCTTTGCGCTGCTTTGCTACAGCAACTGACCGCCCCATTGCAGCCTGCACGTCGGGGTCTTTCTCGTAGCGCGAGGCGGCTTGAGCTGCTGTCTTTTCTGGGCAGCCGGCCTCAATTGCGGCCTGTTTCTTTGGCATACCGGCCAGCCGCGCATCGGCGTACCGGCGCTTCTGTTCAGTTAACGCCATGGTTAACGGTCCTCGTTAAGCGGGATTTAATCTACGGATGCG